CATCTTCCAACGGCGTTTGACCATCGCGATCCAGTCGCGCCGCTCGGCATCGTCATAGCCGAGCGCCGTCAGGTCCGGCTGCGGATTGAGCGCCAGCTCGCTGCCGACCGTGTCGGCGATGATCTGGTCGCACGCGCCCTTCAGACGTCCGGAATTCTGGATCAGGTCCATGGCGAGCGCTGCTGTCCGATCCCACACCCGCCGCACCTCGTCGCGGTGCTCGCGCAGATAGGCCGGCCGCGCCGCAATGATCCCGGACTTCGTGTCGCGCAGATAGCCGGCACGCGGCCGGACGGAAGGCACCGCCCCGCCCGGCCGCTTGCCCGCCGTCACGCTGTCACCCGTCGTCGTCACTTGCGATTCTTCCATCTGTTCGATTTCGCCGACGGCTTGGCCGTCGGCGCATGTGTCTGGTTGGTCCCGGCCGCGACGGCAAAGAGCCCGTCCTCGAAGTCGAGTTGCTGGTCGGCCGGTGGCGTCTCGCGCTCGGCCTCGAGCCGGTCCCAGATCGCATCCGGCAGGCCGCGGATGCCGAAGAGGATCGCAGCGACCTCGGCCTGGTTCATCGTGTCCAGCATCTCGTTCGCCTGCATGGGATCCTTTTCCCACTTATATTCCGTGAAGCCGGACTTCAGCTTTTTCGGAACCCGGCGCTCGGAGGTGAGCTGGCGGTAGAATTCGTCCTCGAGCCCGGTCGGAAACGAGACATAGCCGCGCTCCAGCGGATCGAGCTTTGCCGCGTTCCGGTAAAGCGCCATCTTCAGGATCGAGGCGTTGAAGTTGTAAAAGCGCCGCGAATATTTGAGCAGCTTGCCCGTCTTCGCGTTGCGTTCCTTCTTCACCCGCTGCGTGAGCGGGGCGCTGTCGGTGTTGCTGCCGCGCACCATGACGACGCGCGAGGCCGGATGGCGCTTGGCCCACTCCCACACCTCTTCGGTATAGGCGTTGCCGTCGATCGCGACCCGGTCCGGGGCAATCCGGTTGCCGGCCCGGTTCGGCCAGGTCTGCACGACGAGCGCATCGAGGCGCTCTTGGCAGCTGGCCGACGAGATGTGGCCGGGTATCACGCCGCAATCGACGACGAAGCGCCGGAAGTCGCGGCCGAACGCGACCGCCTGCCATTCGACCCGGTCGCCCTGGCAGTCGATGCCGATCGTGAAGACCAGGCCGCCCGTCGGGATCGTCCCGAGCGGATAGTCGGACTTGGCGCCCCGGTCGCGCAGCGCTTCCCAGGGCGGCGCCTCGCCCGCCGTCACATAGGCCTTACCGACGGTGTCGTTCAGAAAGGTCTGTTCGGAGGCGGGATCGCCCTTTGCAGACAGCCATTCCCGCGCGATCCGCTCCCAGCTCTGCAGCGGGCTATAGGCCGACCAGACGTAGAACGAGCGGTGAAAACGCTTTTGCGACTGGTTGTGCGCCCGCCATTCCAGACCGTCGAGCATCTGCTGACGGTGATATTCCTCGATCTCCGTGCCGCACTCGATGCAGGTGAAGTGCGCCCGCTCCGGATGATCCTCGTCGAGGTTGGCGAGCATATTCTCCCATTCGAGAATCTGCATGTGCTCGCAATGCGGACACGGAACGTAGGGATGCTCCTGGCTGCCCGCCTCGAAGTTCGCCGTGATCCGGCAGCCCGGCATGACAAGAGGCGTCGAGATCTTGAAGATCTTCGCCTCTTCGACCCCGCGCGAACGGCTGTCGGCCTGCGTTTCCGGGTCGCCGCCGGAATTGTTCTCCCACTTCGACAGGTCGTCCTGGACCTGCCGCTTCATCGTCACCTGCGAAAGCGACGCCGCCGAGTTTGCACCCGAGATCTGGATCGCCCCGCGGCCGTCGGCGCGCTCCTTGTAGAGCAGCGAATCGAGACCGTCCCGGCTCTTCTTCGGAAAGAGCGCCGAGAGCGACGTGGTGTTGCGAAGCATCGGAGCAAGTTTCATCTTGCTCCAGCGCTCGGCGTTGTTCTCCGTCGGATGGACATAAAGGAACCACGACGGGTCCATGTCCATTGAGCCGCCGGTATAGATGTTCGCGACGACCGTGCCGCCGATCTGCGCCGACTTCATCAGCGTCACGATGCGGCAGAGGTCGGCCGGCGACAGCGCGGTCAGCAGCTCGTCGAAGTAGCGGAACAGGCGCCGGTTGTACGGCCCCGGATAATCCGGGCTCTCCAGCTCCGAAAATACGATGTTCTGCTCGGCCCAGTCGAGGTAATCGACATCCGCCGGCGGGTTGAGCACCGCGTGAAGGACCGCATAGGAAATGCGTTCGGCATTGGCGGTTTCGATGATGACGGAGGTCATGTCAGGTCGGACTGCTCGATATCGGGCGCGTCGATCGCGGTGCCGACCGTCTCCGGCAGGCTGATCTCTTTCAGCTTCATCTGCTTCGCCGCCGTCTCCCGCACGGTCCGGAACGACCGGCGCATCAGGTGCTTGACGTCACGCTGCGGCAGCTTGAACTCGGCCGCTACAGCCATCGCCATGTCGGTGAGCCCGCCCTCGAAGATTTCGAGCATCGCAGCGGCGACCCGGCTCATCTGGGCCTGCGCCAGGTCGGTCTCGATCAGCTGGCCGCGCTGCTTGGCTTCCTCGATCGCGCCGTTACGGTTCGCCCGGCGGATCTGCTCGAGCTTCTGCTGCTTGATCTCGTAATCGACGCCGCCGGCAGCCGGCAGGACGTTGGCAGTGCGGGAACCCTGATCCGCAGGAAGCGGCGAGGCCTCGTCCAGCGGATCGAGCCGCGTCTCGCTGCCATTGCCGATGCGCTGACCAACGTCGAGCGTCAGCCGAAGGTCTGCCTTTGCCCGCTCGACATTGATCTTGGCCGACCGCCCGCTGCCGACCAGCGAGGCCGCCGTGATCTTGCCTTCCGTCAGGTACTGACTGATCCGGCCCGGCGAAACGCCGATGATCGCGGCGAACTCGCCCTTGCTGACGGCACCTTCCATCTCGACTTTACCGCGATCTTTAGCTCTTTAGCCGGTCTTTAGAAGTTTAGGCTTCTATTTTACCCTCAGACTGGCACGATTTCGGGGTCGCCCCGCCCCGCAAGGGGGGTGAAAGTTTGTACGGTCCCTATACCCAGGGGGGTGGGGCCGTGTGTCAGCCGGGGATGAGGCGGCTGATCTCGTGCAGAACGCGGGGTGCCAGATGGCTTTCGATCACCTCGGCCAGCACCTCGATGAAAACATCCGGGTTGTTCGTGACGTCGTGCGCCGGGTTCGCGCCGAACAGTTCCTTGATCGGGAACCTCGACTTGCCCTCGCGGATCATGACGCCGGTGTGTCCGCTCTTCATCTTCGCGATGAAGGCCGAGCGGTACGAACCCCGCCCCCGCACCGTCACACCCGTTCGCGTCTGCCGGGCGCCGAGCTTGTAGAGCCCGATCCATCCCGACTTCTCGACGATCTCGATCGTATTGCCACCCGCATTGAAGGCGGCCGTCGTCAGCGCCCGCACCATGCCGACCGGAATATCGGTCCGCTCGGCCGATCGCTTGACCACCCGCGTGCGCGTCATGTCGCGCATGCGCCGCATGGCCCGCGCCATCGCCTTGGCCTTGATTTCTCCGGGCAGACGCGCGATCGCGCGGCCGAGCGTCTCGAAGTCGGACGCATCAATCCTGAGTTCAACGGTCATCGGACAGCCTCGCAAAGCGTGCCGCCATTACAGCGGCGGGGCGCATGGTCGCCTCCCTCGGTCGGGAAATGCAAAACCCGCCGAGCGTTTCCGCCAGCGGGCTTGCCGAACCTTTTTGTACACCTCGATAGTATGTCAAGCAGCCGCCGCAAAACAGGGGCAAAACGAGAAAATATTATCGCGCAGGATCAAAGACTTGCGCGAAGTTCGGCGGCTTCTTCCCAAGGCGCGCGAAAAGGGATGAACCCCGCAATGCGATGGTCGATCAGGTGATTTGCGAGCCCGTTGGCGAGCCGCGCCAGCGCCATCTGCCACAGATGCCAGTCGAGCCGCGCCATGATCGCCCCGCGCATCGGCTCGACCAGGCGATATTTTTGGTAGGCGCCCGGCCGTGGGCGCCGCTTGCGCTTGTCGAAGCCATCCGTCTCATAGGCATAGACCCGGCCGAGCGCGTCCTTCGTCTTCTTCTCGATGAACCACATCGGATTGCCCCATTTCATCAGCGGCACGACCCTCGGCGCCTCCGCCGACCAGTCCGGCCCGCGCCCGATGACGGCCGAGCGAACGATCAGCGCCTGCAGCGCTGCGGAATTCGCTCGCTCGCCCTTCAGCCACCACTGCGACACGACCGTACCGATCTCCTCGGCGATCACACCATGCGGATCGTCGAATTCCGGGAAGGGCTGCCAGCCGGACGGCGGCGCAAGATCGGCCACCGTCTCAATCTTGCGCACGAACTGGCCGACCGTCAGCGCGTCGACATGCGGCTCGCCCTCATAGACCGAGGTCGGAACGATGCCGAAGACGTTCGGGCTGCGGTCGATCAGCGTGCCGAGCGCCGCCATCTCCTGCGTCCGCTCCCAGGCAGCGCTGTATCCGCCGCTGGTGTCGGCCATCGTGCCGCCGACCTTTCCCAGCTCCTGGCAGTAAGCCCAGTGCAGAAGTTCATGGATCGTCATGGTTTTCATGATCGTTTCTTCCTTGCGATAGTTTGCGATAGTTTTTCGAGAGTTTTGCGATAGTTAAGTTTAATGATTTCAATGGGTTCGATAGTTGCGACAGTTTTTCCCTGGTGACGTAAGAAATTTTCCCCTCACCCCTTTGCCGTCATTCTATTGAGCGCGCGAAAACTATCGCAACTATCGCAAGCCCTTGATTTTACTCCCCCTTCCCCCCGCCGAACTATCGCGAAACTATCGTCCGAACTATCGCAACTATCGCGCCCCCGCGGGAGTTTGCGGCCCATGCGGCGCGGCGAAAAGGGGTTGCGGGGAGCGCTGATCATCACCGGAAATCCTCCGGGAACGGACTGTCGTCGAAGCGGCCTTGCGGCGGCGATGGCGTGCGGTCCGGCACGTTGGTCAGCCTGATGCCGGCGTAATAGACGATGCGGCCGCTGGTATCCTTGTGGAATTTCTTCGCCATCGCGCGGCCGAAGGCCGTGACGTTCATCGGCTTGCCGCCCTCGTCGATCGTGAAGTCGCAATAGGCATGGTAGAGGTCGCGCGCCTGGAGCTGCGGTGCGGCGTCGTCGCGGATGATGCAGCGGGCCACGAAGGCCGCCGTGCGGTCCATGTCGTCGCGATAGTCCTGGGTGGCCTTGCGCACCGCGTCGGGGATCACCAGCCCTTCCTTCAGGAAGATGTGAACGCCCTCGATCAGCCAGTTGAGAATGCCGGCATATTCCGGCTCGAAATAGGCGAGCATTTCCTCGAATTCGCGCTGCTCGTCTTCCGGGATCTTCACCGGCCAGTGCACGACGGCCATGCGCCGCCAGATTCCGTTGTCGGTGCCGGTGATCTTCGGATAGCCGTTGCCGCTCATCATGGCGACGAAGAGCGCCTGGAAGTCCATGTAGCCGGCAAAGAGGTCGCGCGCGGTGATCGTCTCGCCGCCCGTCAGTTCCTTGACCAGCGCCTCCTTCAGGTCCTCGCCCTCCGGCAGCTCCTTGACGCGCAGCAGTCGCCGGCCGAGCAGTCGGGCAAGATCGGGGCTGGCGCTGCCGGACGACCCGCTTTCGCCGATCAGCGAGGTCGAGGGCAGCGTGACGGAGGTCTCGCCGAGCATCCGGCAGAGCGTTTCCATGTAGACCGACTTGCCGTTTGCCCCGTCGCCATAGTGGAAGAACAGTTTCTGCACCGTGATGCCGACAAGGCCGAGGCCCGACGATATCTGGATCAGCCGGCGCACCGTCGGGTCCGGCTGCATCTTGCGGAAAAAGGCGAGCCAGCGCGGGCAGAGCGCCTTCGGGTCGAAATCGACGGGCACGACATGGGTGATGAGATCGCCGCGCCGATGCCCCTTCACGACCTCGAGGCGCGTGTCGGTGCAGACATCGATCGTCTCCGGCACGTCGGGTGTCTTCTCGGCCGAGGCGAAGGCCGGGTTCGCCCTGGTCTCGATCTTCTGACGGAATTTCAGCGTCGCGTTGCGGGTGGCGAGCATCATGCGATCGGCGTTGAAGTCGTCGGGCGGGCGCATGATATGCGGCGCGATACAGGTCAGTGCCGCGCGCATTCGGGCGATGTTCTTTGATGAGACCGCATGGTCCATGCGGCGCTTCACCCGCTTGCCATGCGCCTCGATCGCCTTTTCGGCGCGCGCCGCAAGAGCCCGGTCGAGCGGCGAGCGGTCGGCCTCGTCGACCTTCAGCGCCGCGCGGCCGGCATCGATCACCCGCTGCTCGCGCTCCGTCGGCTTGATGAAGGTCGTCTCCAGCGCGATCCGCCCGCCAAGCTTCTGCGCGATCGCGAGCGCCTTCGGCCCGCCATTCGCCACATCCCAGTGCGTGCCCGTCCAGACGGCAAAGAGCGCCTCCTTGGCCTTCTCCTGCGTCACGACGAGCAGGTCCTCGCCGAAATGCAGTTTCAGCCGCTGCGCATTGTCCGTGTCGGAATGGTCGAGGCCCGCGCAATGCGAAACGACATCCATGTCGACCTTGCCGTCGCGGTCGGGCGCCGCCCCCGGCTCGCCGTCGTCGACAGTTTCAGGCGTCTCGCGATCGTCAGAAGGGGTTGCGGGGAAATCGCCTGCCGCGTCCACACCGGCATGGGCAAGGATCTCCATCAACTCCGGCGGCAGCGTGTTCGGTTTCGTTTTCCTGTCTGTCACGCTGCCCTGCCCATGATCGTCAATCCGGCAAGGATTGCCCCTGCCCAGTCCCGGCCCCGTGGTGGCCACCAGTCGGCTATGACGCGGCCGTCGCGGCGATGGCGCGCGATCGTCCGGGCGACCGCCGCGGCCGTCATGACCGGCTCGCTGTCGCCGTCGCAGACGAGCACGATCTCGCTGACGTGATCCGCGATCGCGACGCAATCCGCCTCGCTGCCCGGTTTCGGCACGCAGCCCTGCACGCGCACCGGCCGCAGCACGCCGTTCTTGTCAGCTTTCCTGATCGTCGGGTGCGCAATGCCCGACGACGCATCCGCCGGCCCCGCCAGGTTGCCGAGGCTGCCGGCGGCAAAATAGAAGGTGTCGGCGCGAAACCCCTCGGCGCCGGCGACGGCAAGCACGTTCTCGATCCCCTCGCCGCCCATCCAGCGCAGGGCCGCAAGATCGCCCAGCAGCGGGATCATCGCGCCCTTGACGGCGCCCTGCATTTTTTTGGTCGGCAGGCGCTCATAGATGCCGGCCTCGACATCCGCCGAAGGCGGCAAGGCCAAGCGGCCGTCGGCCACGTTTGGCCGCTCCCCCGCGCCGCCGCAGGCGCGCAAGGATTTTTGGCGGAGGCCCTCGGCCGTGAGCGCAAAAAGAGCAGGCCGATATTTAGGCTCTGCCGAGAGATCGAGCCACGTCTCGTGGCAGCCGACGACCTTTCCATCAGGCGTGACGAAGGGCGCGATCATCGCCGGGCCGTTGTGCAGTTCCAGCCGGTGGCCGCGCTCGTCCTCGCCGTGCCAGTAGCCGTGCCGGGGCGACAGCCGCAGGTTCTCGAAGACGCCATCGGGCATGGCAAAGCCGGTGCGCAGCCGGAGATAGTCGGCAACATCGGAGACGCGCGCATCCACCGCGCGAAACCAGAAGGCGCGTCCTTTCTCGATCGCCTTCAGCCGCCAGGCCTCGGCCTCGGCCGCGCGGCTGGCGCGTTCCGCGCTCCGCTCGGCCGCGATCGCCGCCAGCCTTGCCGCCCGCGCCGTCCGTTCGTCCTCGCTTTCCCGTTCGCCGCCCTCGGGCACCGGCCGGCCTAGGATGACGGCGCAGGCCTCCATCAGCCCGGCGCGGCGCTTCAGGTCGAAATCATGACAATGGGCAACGAGCGCCAGCCCGTCACCGCCGGCGCCGCCCAGATGCCCGCAGTTCCACACGCCCTTGCGGAAGTTGATGGAGAAGCGGTCCTTGCCGCCGCAGCGCGGGCACGGCCCCTTCTTCTCGTCGGCCCTGCCCTTGACCGCGACGCCGCAAAGGCCTGCGACCGTCTCCAGGTCGACCGCCCGCGCGTCGGCGATGAATTCGTCGAGGATGCTGCTCATGCAAGCACCCGTTGCAATCGCTGTCGCACTCTGGAATGCTCAAACTTTCGGAAAGCATCGGGGCATGCATGACAGGGCCAAAACGAGACGACGAACTTTCCCATGCCATCGGATGGATAGTCGCGGTCCTGCTCGCAATCGTCATGCTTGGCATGCTCGCTTTGACGAGCTTTCAAGACGTCGCGTGTATCGGAACCGAAGGCAAATGTATCAGGGAATGGATTGCAGCCCTGAGCGGATGGGCTGCCGCCGCCGCAGCAGCAACAACCATTGCCGTTCTCTATGGACAGCTGAAACATCAGCAGCGGCAGACCGATTTTGCACTCGGAGACAGCCTGCCCGCAGCGTTTGCGACCGACTATGAGGCCGAACTTGCGGAGATCAGAATTCGCCTTGTCAACTGGAACCGGCGTCCATTCCTCTTGAGCCATATCGTCGGCCAAAATATCGACAAGAAACTGACCGTCCAATTTCTCAAGTATTCGGTCTGCGGTGAAGATAGTCGTTCCAACTACACCTTGAGTGACGACGGCGCACTTCGAAACAAGGTCTTCGTGCCCGGATGGGAAAATCGCGCCGGCCCGGTTCCTGACGCCGTCCTCACCGTACAAGTCTCGACTAAGGTTGACGATTCTGCACTTGCACAGCGTCACGTAGTGACGTTCGAACTGCATGGAAACCTGCTCGATCAAACACATCACCCCGTCGTGATACGCGCTACCGGAGACGTCTTGACGTATTGATTTCATTCCGCCGCCTCCGCCATCAGCGCCAGATCCGGGCAGTTCGCCGCGACCAGCGCCGCCATCACGGGCGGCGAGACGCTGTTGCCGACGCAGGAGACCTGCACGCTCTTCGGAAAGTCGACCCAGACCGGATCGCTCCCGTCTTCCGGCTGGTGCCAGCCGCCGTCGATCACATAGTCGGGCGGAAAGCCTTGCGCGTTGTAGAGTTCGCGCGGCGTCAGCATGCGCATGCCGATATCGACGATGACGAAGATGTCGCCGCCGATCGCGAGCGTCACGAATTCGCGCTCGTCCCAGAAGCCGTGCGCCCGCAGGAAGGCCGCGACGTCGCGCGCCCGGTCCGCCTGGTCGTCGGTGAAGGGCGGCGCGGAGAGTGCCGCCTCGACATGGCCGTGCCGGTCCTTCGTCGTGATGGTACGCGCCGGCTGGTCTTCCTCGCCGCCGTCGCCGGTCCCGTAATAGGCCTGCAAGTAGGGTGCGACGAGCGTGGAATGTCCGCCGCCGGCGAGAATGGTCGGGTGCGGTGCATCGGCTGGCGAGCCGCGCCGGTCGCTGCCCTTCATGCTCATCATATGCGCGGCCACAACGTTTTGGTGGCTGCCGGATTGCGTGACGGTCGACAGCGGCTCGTCCGCCCGCCGCCCCGGATTGACCCCGCCCTCGCGCCTGATGTCATTGTTGTGCTGCGCGACGAAGGCCGCGGCGACGCAGACATCCGCCTTCGTCGTGTGCGTTGCCATCGGCTCGTCGACGCCGCGCGGGCGGCTTTGCCCGGCCCGTCCGCCGCAGCCGACGAGGGTCGGGATAATGACGGCGTTCTGGTCCTTCGGGCTTGCCGTGATCGTGTGGTGCGGCCCGTCGACAGAACGAACCGATCCGCCATGCTGCGCGGCCGACAGGACGGGCGCGATGACCGCATGCCGGTTTTCCGTCGTCACCGTGGCGAGCGGATCGGTCACCTGCGATGTTCGCTCCGACCGCCCGTCCGTATGGCTGTAGTAGGACGCGAGGTGCGGCGCGATGACGCCGAGCGGCGCCGCACCGCCCGGCCGCTTGATGAAGCCGTTCGCGGTTATCGTCGAAAGCGGCTCCCGGCAGTCCTGCCCCGTCGCGCCCGTGTTGAAGCGGATGACCGACGGCGTGACCACAGCATGCTTGATGCCGCCGGCCACCGCCGTGCCGAGCGGCGCGTTGACATCCATCGTACGCGGCGCCTGTCCCGGCCGCTCGCCATAGCCGGTCTGCACGATGAACGGCCGCTCGGCATCCAGCACATAGCGCTTCATCCCCCGCGCCACCCGCGCCATCGTGGCGTCCGCCAGCGGGCGCACGGCGCGCAAGCCATGCTTTGCGAAGATCGCCGCCGCCGTGTCGAAGATCGAGGGGCAAGGCAGCGTCCAGTCGATGCAGCCCGCCACCCAGACCCAGGGCAGTTTCCGCCCGGCGATGACATCAGGGTCGTCAGGCGCCCCATGCGTCGGCTCCGGCCAGACGATCGCCTTGCCGTCGAATCGGATGACGGCGAAGAAGCGCTTGCGGATCGTCGGCGCGCCATAGTCGCAGGCCCGCAACTCGCGAAACTCGATCCGTCCGCCGAGCCGCTTCAATTCCCTGCACCAGGCCTTGAAGGTCTCGCCCTTGCGGGCAGGATCCGGCATCAGGCCGCGCGCCGTCTCGATCAGCGGCCCCCAGTCCTTGAATTCCTCGACATTCTCCATCGTGATGACGTCGATCTCGCCGCCGCCCTGCCGGATGCGGCGCACCCAGTGGGGGATGACATGAGCGAGGTCCCGCACGTTGCGCTCCACAGGCTTGCCGCCCTTGGCCTTGGAGAAGTGCTTGCAGTCCGGCGAGAAATGCGCGAGCCCGATATGCCGGCCGCGCATGTAGTCGAGCGGATCGACGCGATAGATGTTCTCCGAAAGATGCAGCGTGTCCGGATGGTTCGCGGCATGCAGGGCGAGCGCCGCCGGATTGTGGTTGATCGCGATATCGGGCGAGCGGCCGAGCGCCATCTCGATCCCCGTCGAGGCCCCGCCGCCGCCGGCGAAACTGTCGACGATCAGCTTCGGCGCCGTCGTGCCCCGCGCGATCGGATCGCGCCCCATGCCGGCAAAGAGTGTATCGACCAGCATCCCCTACCCCCTCGAATTCTCGATATCGTCCGCCCGCGCCGGCCGGACCCGGCCGAGCCGCTCCAGGGCGCCGAGCGCCTGGTCGAGGTCGAAGCCCTGCTGCGTTCCGCCCCAGGAGGCGCGGTTGAGCGTGATGTACGGCGTGCCGGGCGTGACGCCGCGAAGCTCGATCGCCTTCGTCACGTTGCGGAAATTCTCGATGGCGCCCGGCGTCAGCCCGTGCTCGCGCGCGGTGTGGAAGCACTGGAAAAGGCTCGGCGCCACGATCAGCAGCGTCTTCGTCTTCCGCATCGGGTCGCGGCGCGGGCGCATGCGCTGCTCGGTTCCGGACATGGTCTGCATCCCGCTCATGGCGCCGATCCCACGGCGCCGGTGGCGGCCTCGCTGCCGGCCTCCACCAGCCCGGCCTCGATCGCGGCCGAAAGCCCCGCTTCCGTCACCGCGAAGCCCCGGTCGCGGGCGCGTTTTGCCGGGATCCGCTCGATCAGCCCCTGCCGCTGCAGCCGTTCCTCGGCATAGCGCGCCGTGCCGGCGCCGAGGCCAACGGCCGCTTCGAGCGCCGGCATCGTCAGCGTCGTCTTCATGCCGGGCTGGCGCACCATCCAGCCGAGCAGCCGGGCCGAGGCGCGCGACGGCATCAGAACGGACTGGACGGCCGCGCGGGAGACGGACGGCTCGTCGCGCTCGGCGCTCCGGATTTCCGCGAAGGGCGAAAAGGCATGGCGCGCCATCAGCGCGTCGTGAAACTGGAAGACATCGGCGCCGATCGCCGCCGCCACCTGTTCCGGCTGCCATTTGGCCCACTCGGCCGCCGGCATCGCCAGCAGACGCTCCCGCGCCAGAAGGGCGGCCTCCGTCTTCACATGCGGCGCCATGGCCTGGAATTGTTCGGGCGTGATCTCGACGTGTCCGAAGAGCGCAAGTCTGGTCATGTCCACCTCGAGGAAAGGGTTCGCGCGGGCGCGCCATCGGCAGGAGTTGGCGGCGGGGAAAAGCTGGTCGGCGGGTTGCGGTCGGCGATTTCGAGATCCTCGACGGCCATGCCGCCGATCGACACGCGGCCCTCTGCATCGCGCTTGGCGATGAAGGCCGAAAGCGCGTCGATTTCCTCGCCGGTCAGCCCGGCCGAAATCCCGCCCATCGCGCGGCGCTCGCGCCAGGCATATTCGGCGGCCGAGACATGCCCGCCGCGCCGGGTGAAGGTGCCGATACAGCGCGACCCATTCGGCAAGGCAAGGATGTCGGCCGGCTCCGTCAGCACGCGCGCCCAGGACGGCAGCGCCGCCGGGCGGCATTCCAGCACGCGCAGCGCCCCGGTCAGCGCGTCGTCGCAGACGATGGTGAGCCGCGCCCCGCTCATTCCGCCGCCTCCGCCTGTCCGGCTTCCAGCGCCATCAGGTCGAAGAGCGACGGCCCCTTGCCGCCGCCGGCGGCAAGCTCGGCATAGTGGCAGCCGTCGCGGAAATAATCGGGGTTGAGTTCGGTGGCAATTGCGCGCCGGCCGAGACCGAGCGCCACATAGGGCACCGTCATGATGCCGCCGAAGGGATCGAAGACCAGTTCGCCGGGGTTGCTGTAGGCGCGCACGGCCCGCTCGACGATGTCGAACTGCAGCGGGCAGAGATGCATCTCCCGTCCCTTCTTCGCCTGCAGCATGTTGAGCGTGCGCATGCGCGCCACATCCGTCACGATCTCCGGATGGTCGGAATGGGGCGGCGCGATCATGAAGGTCGGCGGCAGGCGGCCGGCTTCGTCCAGCGCCTCGCAGAAGGCGACATGCGTTTCGTGGTCGTAGACGGTGGAGAGGCAGAAGGCCTTCCAGCCGCGATAGATCTGCTTGGCGTCGAGCCGCACGAGCCGCGCAAGCTCATCGGGCAAAAGCGGCCGGTCGCCGGAGGAGCGCCACTGGCCATGCGCATCGAGCTGCCAGCGCCCGCGCGAATAGCCGGTGCCAGGCACCGCGACGATGCGCTTGGCATCGTAATCGTCGTCGCCGGCATCCACCGGCCGCCCGTCGATCACGCTGACGAAATCGGGTTTCGCCTTCACCACGGGCACGTCCGCATAGCCGCGCGAGCGGTCGGTCTGCGGTTTTCGGAATTCCAGCAGGTATTCCGGCATTCCGTGGCCCATGCGGGTCCCATCCTTGCACTGTTCGGACCAGCCGAGCCGATAGGTCTGGTTGTTCTCGCGCACCACGTCCGTACCGATGGTCACGCGGGACAGGAAGGCGAAGCCGTGCCGGCGGAAATGCGCCACGCAATCGTCGGAAAAGGGCGAGACGGTCTGGAAGCCGTAGCCGGTGATGCCACCGGGCACGATCCGGTCCTTGACATGGATGACGGCGCGCCGCCCGGGCTTCAGCACGCGCAGCAACTCGCCCGTCAGGAAATCCATCTGCGACCAGAAATGCGCGTCGTCGTCGGTGTGGCCGAGGTCGTGATAGGACGGCGTGTATTCGTATTGCGTCGAAAAGGGGATGGAGGTGACGATCAGGTCGACGCTGTCGGCCTCCATCGCCGAGGTTTCCAGGATCGTGTCATTGTGCACCAGCTTGTAAAGCCAGTCGCCCTTGTCCGAGACGCCACCGGTCACCTCCCGCCGCTTGACGCCCATCTGTCGGCCAAAGGCCCCGTCGATCGCGCTCGACGCCAGGCCGAAGCGGCGGATGATCGCCGCCATCTTCTCGGCCTGCACCTCGAATTCGCGCCACTTGCGCTCCAGCTCGGCCCGCGTCTTGCGCTCCGCCTCGGTATAGATGAGGTCGGCGCGCACCTGCTCGGTCTGGCCAAATCGCTGGGTGCGGAAGAGCGACTGGAAGAAGTCGTGGAACTTGAAGCCGATGCCGAGATAGATGTTGTGTCGGCAATGGTACTGAAAATTGCAGCCGGAGCCGTTGAGTACCGGCTTGGTGGCAAGCTCGGCGAAGTCTCCGTTGGAAAAGGCGATGACGCGCTCCTCGCGCTCGCCGAGATCCTGGCTGCCCCAGACCGATTGCACGGTCGGGATCGCCGCCTCGATCGCCCGGCGCTCGTCTTCGAGATCGTGCCAGATGATGCGGTGCGCATCCGGGTCCTCGGCGCGGATTTCCATCATCCTGGCGACGCGGGCATCGAGCGATCGCTTCTTCTCCCGCGCCGCGTCGACGACACCATGGGCGGCATCGGCGAAGAGCCGGCCCTGCCCGCTGCGCTCGGCGCCGGCGGCGGCATGGTTGGAGGGGATTTCGTGCCAGCGGATGTCGCGCGGCGGAAGTTCATAGCCCTCGTCGGAAAAGCCGAGGTCGGACGGCTTCTGCACGAAGAGCGCCCAGGAGGCGACCCACAGCCAGAATTCCTCTTCCTTGTGGGCATGCAGCGTCAGCCGGTCGGCCTTCTCGCTGTCGCGCTTGAAAAAGCGGGTCTTCGCCTCGCCGACATCCATCACGCCGAGGAATGCCGCATAGGCGAGCAACTCGATATATTCATTCGGATCCGGGATCGCGGTCGCGACGAAGCGATAGGGCACGCCCGCCGTCTTCACACCCGCTTCCCGGTCGTCGCCGGCAAGCTTGGCCATGAAGGTGCGGAAGGTCTTGGTGCCGCCGAACCCGCGCAGCGCCGCCGCCTCGTCGAGCGAGACGAAGGTGAGCAGCGAACAATCGATCTTGCCCTCGCGCACGCTCTCGTAGTTCGTGATGTGGATGAGCTTCTCGCCCGTGCCGGGCGTGTTCTTTTCTTCCATCTCCGCCGTGGTGCGGATGAACTTCAGCCGCAGGTCCGGGTGATAGAGCGCGACCTCGCGGAAGAATTCCTGCTTGACGCCGAGCGGGCAGACGATCAGGCCGTGCCCGCCTTCCTTCATCAGCACCTGCCGACCGGTCTCCAGCTGCGTCGAGGTCTTGTGCAGGCCGAAGCGCAGGAAATAGGCGCGCCGCCCGCCACGGCAGCCCCAGGGCACGATCGCGCGCGTCATCGGCTTCAACAGCGGATTGACCGCCTCGGCCGCGACCTCGAAGCCGAGCCGGGGTGCGGCCGGCACCTTGGCTTCGAGAAACTGTTCGTAAGCCCGATGAATGTCTCGATCGTGAACGCTCATCAGAACGCCCTCGGCGGCACGAAGAGGCAGATCGTGCGCGTATCGTCCTTGCCGGCGACGCTGCACCAGTGGAAATCGCCATCGGGCGAATGCCGCACGCGGGTGTCCTGATAGGGCACAAGCTCGCCCGTGGCGTGGATCGTGTATCCCTTCGGCCCCTCGCCGACCGCGGCGGAGGCAATCATCCTGCAATCGTGGTTGGTGCAGCAGGAATAGGGATAGGACCAGCCGGTGGGCGCATCATGCGCCGCTGCCCGGCCGGGCAGGAGGAGAAGCACGATGCCCGCGAGCAGCAGCGCGAGGATGACGAGAACGAAGAAGGCGTTCGTTTGCAGGAAGCGCATCAGCCGGCCCTCCGTCCGGAGGCGACCGCGACCGCCATCCGCTCGGTCCGGGTGCCCTGACCGACGGCAAGCACGGCGTGGGCCGCGCAATAGCTGCCGCCGGCCCGCCCGCTGGCAACGGGCGCGCCGCAGCAGGGCATGTCGGCCGGCGAGGCATCGAGAAAATCCGTGAGCGGCCAGGCGCATTGCCGGGTCGTCCGGTCGACCAGCGCCACCGGCGCGCTGCCGGCCTGCAGCCGGTCGCGATGGGCGAAAAAGCCGGGACGGGTCGCCGCAACGACATCGGGCGCGACGGGGCGCGGCGCCTGTGTCGCGGCCGGCGGCCGGTGGACGGGCTCTGCCGGTTTCGCAACCGGGACAGGCCTCGGCCGCGCTTCCGGCCGCGGCATCGCCGGCGGAGAAGAGCCGCGCCCGGCGCGCTTGATGCCCATGGCGGCATCGCGCAGCGGAAAGCGCTCGCGTTTGCGGTACATCAGGCCGAGCACGCCATTGCGTGTCCGACCCATGGCCTGCGCGATCGTGCCGGCGCTCTCGCCGCGCTTCCAGCGACGCGCGGCCTCGGCAATGTCCTCATCCGTCCAGGCGTCCACCATCACCAGGCCCTCGCGGAATGGCGCCACTGGTCGGGCGCAATGGTCGCCGGCCGCCAGGCAACGGCACCCTCGACCGCCTCGCGGGCAGTCAGCGTGTCCGCCTCTTCCGCCGCCAGCGCCTTCATCGCGTTCTCGCCGAGGGCCGCGCCGACAAAGGCGAGATCCTGATGCAGGCGCGCGATCGCATGCAGCTTGCGCGCGTCAAGCCGGCGCAGTTCGGTTTCGGGTGAGCCGGTCATGCCCCGCCCCCGACCACCGATAGCCCGCCCTTGGCCTGCACCCCGGCGAGTTCCGCGTCGATCTTCGCGCGGATCGTTTCCGCCCGGCGCGACAGCGTTCGCAGCCGCTCGGCCTCGGAGCGCGAAACGACGCCGTCGGCCTTGGCGCGCACGGTCTCGACCATCATCTGGCCGCAGACCTCGACAAGCTCGGCATTCAGCGCCGACAGGCAGTGAAGCCCGTCGCGCTGCCCCTCGCCTTCGCCGGAAAGTTCCCGGCCGTGAAATTCGGCCATGATGGCGGTGATGAGCGGCCGGCCCGCATCGGCCTCCAGCATGAGCACGGCGGCGAGCGGCATGAGGTCGCGCTCCAGCCCGCCGTTCCAGCGCCCGACCTGGGATTTCGAATAGCCGGTGCGCTCGACGACACGGGCGATGCCGCCGCAGGCCTCGACGAGGTCGCGTTGCGCGGCGAGCAGGCGAAGGTTCCAGCGGTTCGTGAATTCGTTCGGCTCGGTCATGATTCGCTTCTCCGGTCCGCCCGGCGGACAAAAGGGTTCCCGCGCCGGGAAAACCCGGCGTCGTTTCCCGTGGCGGGAATGGTTTCGGTTTGCGATGGTCGTCTGGTCGGCAGATCAGCCGCTCAAGGGGGACCGCATGAAAGAGACCACTTCATTCCGCAGCCTCCGGGCAGGTTGGCAACGGGAAGGCGCCCGATGGCACGCCCTCCCGCCCCGGTTCGCTCTTCAGGGTGTGGCTGGTTGCGGGGGCCGGACTCGAACCGGCGACCTCGGGCTTATGAGACCCGCGAGCTGCCTCTGCTCCACCGCCGCAGGAAAGGTCACGACCGGGGCGCGGCACGCCCTCCGGCCAGTCGGCCCCTTCGGGCCAGTTGTCGGAAAACCACTGCATGGCGCGCTCATAGCGCTCCGTGCCGATGTCCCCGCCCGCCTCGATCATCGCCAGCCGGCGACCGCCGGACAGCACGACCGTCGAGACGCGCGCCTTCGATGTTCCCGAAAGCGAACAATAGGTCTCGGCAATGAGCAGCAGTCTTTCTCGAAGCGTCATGGCGCAATTGATGCGTAATTAAATACGCCATGTCAACGTATTTTATTACCCTGTCCATGGAAAGGGGCGCGTCATATAATACGCGCTATGAGCAACGTGTTGATTTCACGAATTAAACAAAGACTGACCGAGACCGGGAAGACGCCCGCTCGCGTATCGATCGATGCGACCGGCGCAAAGGAGACGCTCCGCAAGATCCTGGACGGCACGACGAAGAACCCGCGCATCGATACGATCTACAAGATCGCGCGCGTCCTCGAAACGACCCCGGAATGGCTGCTCGATGTCGAGACCCTGTCGGACGTCGCAAAGCCGGCGCCACGCGCGAAGGCCGAGCCACCATCACTCCCCATGACTTACGAACTTCCACGCGACGTGCCGATCCTGGGCACGGCTGCCGGCTCGCATCTCAAGGGGTCTTTCCAGCTCAACACCGATCCGATCGACTACGCGCGGCGGCCGCCCGGCCTGCGCTTCGCAAAAGACATTTACGGTCTCTATGTCGAGGGTGAGTCGATGATCCCGCAGTTCTGGCCGAGCGACCTGATCTTTGCCAATCCGCACAAGCCGCCGGGCATCGGCGATGCCGTGGTGATCCAGTGCCGCCACCCCGGCGAAGGCTATGAGGCGACGATCGGACTGCTCGCCAAGCGGACCGAACGCCACATCACCCTCGACAAGCACAACCCGAAGGCCACCGTCGATATCCTTCGCGAAACGGTGCATGCCGTTCACAAGATCATGACGAACAGCGAGCTTTTCGGGCTGTAGTCAGCCCGGAAACAACTGCCGTCTCCGGTTCGCAGCGCCTGCGCCGCCGCACGCGACAAGGCGCTCTGCGAAATCCTCCATCAGCTTGAATTCCTTGCCGCTTCTCGACATTTTTGCGAGCGCGCCCATGGCGGTCGCGAAGGTCGGGCGCGCATCGTCGATATAGGCGGCCGCACGATCCTGTCGCCAGGGAACGGTGGCATAGGCGGCGCCCGCCAGCCCGTTACGCGCGGCAATGAAGTCCATCAGGATTTCCGCTTCGTCAACCGTCACATCCCGGTCCGACTGCGCAATCCAGATCAGCGCGTTGAGACCGCCCCTCACGCGACTCATCACCCGGTCATGTTCGGGGTCCTTCTCTCCCATCAGTCGGGCGAGCTGCGCGACGGCTTCCGCCGGACGGGCCACCATCGCGCCGCCATCCTCGCGAAGCGCGAGGATCCTGTCGCCGCGAAAGGTCCGCTGCGCGCCGCGCAGATGGCAATAGGCCCGGAGATAGCCGAGGCCATATTCCAGCGCCGCGCCCTGCACGCGCACGAGCCTGTCCGTCACCACGCCATCCACATCGCCATATTCCATCCGGTAATTCATGCCGGCCGTCAGCGGCGCAACTGCGACAGGTGCGGCCGGTGCGGCCGAACTCCGGGAGGCAACGGACCGGGAGGAAAAGACATGTCGTTGCGACGGCTCCCGGCGCGGCGGCACCCACACTTCGTCGGGCGGACGGCGCGGCTGCGGCGGAGGCGCCGGTCGCTTCGAGCGATGGCCGAACAGCCAGTCGAGAAAGCGCAGCGCGACGACCGCGAACGCCACGATCACGGCGACAAGCAGAACGGTCTCCAAAATCCCCTCCCGACACCAAGGCGTAATTACGTGCGTAATTTCGATTGACAGCGTATTAAATTACGCATTATCATGCCCGCATTCCGAAACCGGACGCCAGCGAATGCCGCCGCTACTTCCACTTCAACAGATTGGGCACGCTGGAGCCCTCCGGCCCGTAGAGCAGGATGCCAGCCGTGCAGGCCGCATCCTCGCCCTGCCCCTCCCAAGGCGCCGTCTGCTCGGCGACAAGTGCCATCATCTCGGCCTGGTCGCGCTCGAAGTCGATGCTGAACCGCATGGCGACCATGAGCACCAGGCCGCTGTTGACGGCCACCTTCGAGCAGAGCTTCTGCACCGCCGTGACCTGCGCAATGTGGCGCATGGCGTTTTCCCGCTCTCCGGCGTGAGCCGCGCCCGCAACGCAGATCGCGCCGAGTGCGGCCAGCAAGACCTTTCGCATCGTTCCCTCCATCTCAATCACACGTCGCATTCTGGCGGCTTCGCCACCATGCGCAAGACTCCGGAGTGCCCCAATGTCCACCAGACAGCCCTTCGACCAGTTCACGCCGGCGCGCTGGCGGGGGACGACCTTCCCGACCAACTGCGTGCGGGACGGCGCGCGGCAGGTCGCGGCAGTGTCCTTCGACACACCGGCTGGCGTTCTTCACCTGCTGTTCGACGAAGAGACGGCCGATGCGGTGGCGCACGCCTGCACCTATTTTCGCACGGCCCACTCGGAAAGATCGTCCGATATGCCGAAGGTCGAGATGTCGCCCTCGGACGGCCAGTTGCAGGATCCGCCTGCCACTTCCTCGACGGCAACCTGAGCCGCGGCATAGCCGCCGAGCCATTCGCCGTTGAAATAGCAATGCCACGCGGGCCGGCCGCGATCGATGCGCCAGACGATCTCCGCGACGCCCTTCCGGCAACGGTAGCTGTAATGCGTCGGCGTCACCGCACGTCCCCTCCATCTCAATCACACGTCGCATTCTGGCAGCTTCGCCACCATGCGCAAGGCCGAAGGAGCACGCCCATGATCCGCTACCAGAGCAATCCCGCAGCCGTCATCCAGGCCGCGCCACCGCGCTGCCAGCGTTCGGTCACCGAGAAGCTGGCCGAGACGATCCGCGAAATGGGTCACGGCGGCGAGGTGATGACCGGCGAGGCGCTGCGCCTGCGCGGCTTCTCCGAACGCGTCTGCCGCCGCCATGGCGAAGCGGCGCACGCGCTCGCCCGCCGCCGCTCCGTCCGCCGGCTGGAGGCTTGATCGATGGACAAGTTTCCCGACAACCGCTTCGTGCTCCAGTCGTCGGAGTTCTACGGCGAACCCATGAAGTTCACCGAGCCGGGCGACCGCGACATGCAGACTTTGATCATCGGCGTTGGCATTGGCTTCGCGCTCGCCTGCATCGGCATCGCCCTCGGCACATGGGTGTTCTGATGACCGAGGCCGTGCCGGATCGCAGCATCGCCATCGCGGATCTCCTGATCGCGCTCGACTTCCTCGAGGAGGTCGCGGAGCCCGCCTGCGGCGATCTCTTCGAGGCCGTGCGCTTCCTGCACATGCTCTTCGAAGAGGACGGCGCGAAGCTGCGACAGGCCTGGCCGGAGTGGTTTTCCTTCTATGCCGCGCGCACCGGCCATGGCTGGCGCATCGGAGGCGTGCAGTGATGGCATCTCCCAAACTCACCCCGAACCCGGTCTGGTCCTTCCGCCACGATGGCTCGGTCATGGACCTCAGCCGCCCGCGCGCCAGCGAGATCGACCTTCGCCTCGTCGCCGGCCGGCTGTCGCGCATCGCCCGCTTCAATGGCGTGCCGGAGGGCATGGCCTATTCGGTCGCGCAGCATTCGGTCCTCGGCGCCCGCGCCATCGAGGCCGAGCGCAAGGATAGCTTCCTCGCCAGCCTCTTCCTTTTCCATGACGCGCACGAGGCCTTGCTCGGCGACGTGCCAACGCCGGTGACGAAACTCATGGACGCCATGATCCCCGGCTTCCGCGCCGCGCTCGACCGCGTCAAGGCCGCCTGGGACGAGCCGATCTATGACGCCTTCGGCCTGCCGGCGCCCGCCCGCTGGAATGCGCTCCAGAAAAACGTCGTCACCTCGATGGATGCCCGCATGTGCGCCTTCGAGGCCCGCGCCCTGATGGGCGATCGCACAGCCAGCCAGTTCCCGCGGGTCAGTCCGCCCCGCGTCTCCGACTTCCGCCCCTGGCCGGCGGTCAAGGCCGAAATGGAATTCATCGAAATGGCCGAGCGCCTGATCGGCGAGCCGCAGCTCGCGGCCGCGCGCCGCAGCGCGCGGGAACGGGAGGACAGCTGATGAGTGCCCCGAAAACAATCCACGCCCGCGCCGTCGGCCAGGTCAGCCCGGATCGCACCCTCTATGTCACGACGGAGGCCGGCACGGTCTTCGACGGGACCTTCAAGGATGGCGAACGCGAGGCCTATTTCCTGCCCGGCGCCGCAATCCTTGCCGACAGCCGCAACCATGTCCTGGTCGGCCCCGTCATGATGGAAGCCGCCCATGCGCTCGCCATGAAGGTGGCCGCCGGCGATCCGCGCGCGCTCACAGAGCCGCAATGCACCCTCGTACTCGCCGTCGCGCTGCTCGCCCTGCACGACACGCTCATCCGCAAGGCCGACGCCGTGGCCGTTGCACATGATCGCCAGGCCGGAGGGCAAGCCTGATGGCCGGCTCCGTCAACAAGGTCATCCTCGTCGGCAATGTCGGCGCCGATCCGGAAATCCGCCGCACGCAGGATGGCCGCGCGATCGCCTCGATCCGCCTCGCCACCTCCGAAAGCTGGCGCGACAAGAATTCGGGCGAGCGCCGCGAAAAGACCGAGTGGCACACCATCGTCGTGTTCAACGAGGGCCTCGCCAAACTCGTCGAGCAATATGTGAAGAAGGGCGCCAAGCTCTACATCGAAGGCCAGCTCCAGACCCGCAAGTGGCAGGACAATTCCGGGAATGACCGATGGTCGACGGAAGTCGTGCTGCAGGGCTTTTCCGCCAGCCTCCAGATGCTCGACCGCCGCGAAGGCACCGGCTACCGCGCCGGCGGCGACGGCCCGGAAAGCTACGGGCTCGATCACGACCGCGCTGCCGCAGGCACGCAAATCGGACAAAGCCGCGCTTCGGGCGCTTCTCAATCCTCTGCCCCGTCGAGCTTCTCGCGCGACATGGACGACGACATTCCCTTTTAACGGAGACCTGACGCGATGAAGACGATCCGCGACGCACAATCCCTGCTCGGCATTCTCGAGGGCGGAGACCTGAACAAGGAGTTCTCCGACCTGATCACGAAGACGCTGGCCGAGCTTGGCCAGCTGTCCGAAGACAGCCCGAAGGCCGTGCACAAGGGCCATGTCAATCTGAAGCTCGGCCTCGAGGTCGCCAACGGCATGGTGACCATCAACGCCTCGATGGACAGTAAGACGCCGCGCCGCCCGCGCCGCGCCTCGGTCTACTGGATCGTCGAAGACGGCAAGCTCTCCACCCAGCATCCGCAGCAGCACGACATGTTCGCCGGCCCGCGCGAGGTGCCCCGCGACGCCTGAGACGCGCCCTCCCGCAAAAGCCTGAGACGTCCTCCCAACCCAGAAAGGTCACAACCATGACACTTGCATCCAAAGACACCGCCTGGCCGCCGATCGACGCCATCCAGGAACTCGCTGACAAGGCAGGCTCGGCAATTGTCAGCGTCACCTTGCAGCACGCGCCCCCCGGCCTGCCGCTGGAAGTGCCGGCGCTGCTCAACCGGAAATCCGGCACGGTCGCGTCGGTCAAGGAAATCGTCGAGGCCTGGCGCACCGCGCCGGAGCGCAAGACCGGCACGGCCGACGTGTTGACGCTCGAAAGCTTCATCGCCCTCGTCGATCGCCACAAGACCGGCCACAGCGTCATCTTCGCCGACACGGACTGGGAAAAGCCGTCGCTGACCGCCGTCATCGACTATCACCGGACCGAGACGACCGAGGCCGATTATGGCCAGCACCGCATCCACTACGAATTCCCGCTCTCCGATTCCTGGAAGGCATGGGTCAAGGTCAACACCAAGGCGATGGACCAGACGACCTTCGCCGAATTCATCGAGGATCACATCGCCGACCTCGCCACGCCCGACACGCAGGAGGAAGAAGACTTCCGCCGCATGTTCGGCTTCAAGGTCGCCTTCCCCAACGAGCTGGTGGCGCTGTCCAAGGGCTTGCAGGTCCATTCCGCCTCGCGGGTCAAGAATTCCGTGACGCTGCAGACCGGCGAAGGCGAAATCACCTGGGAGGAAGAGCACCGCGACGCGCAGGGCAACAAGCTCCAGGTGCCGGGTCTCTTCATCCTCTCCGTCCCGCCCTTCTTCCGCGGCAAGCCGACCCGCATCCCGGTCCGCCTGCGCTACCGGCTCGCCGGCGGCGCGATCTCCTGGATCTGCCAGCTCTACCGCCCGGATGTCGCCATCACGGAAGAGGTCGTGCGCGACATGGAACGCGCCGCCACCGAAACCGGCCTGCCCCACTTCGAGGGCACGCCCGAGATGTCCGCCTGACGGCGGACTGCCCCCGCCCGTGACGGCCGCCGCCTCCCGCCGTCACGGGCAACCTTCAACCGGAGCTTATGGTCATGCCAAGCGATCGCCAGTGGTATCCATCCATACTTCTCGACGAGATCCTGCCCGAGCACTGCGATCGGCCGGAAGGCTGGCTCGCACCGGATGCCGAAGGACGCACGGAAATCCGGTTCGACCCCGAGCAGAAGGAGCCGACCGCTATTTGGGCACCCGGCGAAGTGGTTTCCTTCTGCTTCTTTCGCCACCTCGGCCAGGTCAATATCGGCATAGCGCCGGACGGCAGCCTGACGCGCGCTCATCGCTGCGGCCAGACGCCCGACATGTTCGATGGCGCCCCCACCGTCGCGCTTGAGACCGGAATTCCAGACGACGCAAACTGGTTCTGGTCGATTGAGGAAAGCGATATTGGCGCCGAGACGATCGAGGAGTTCGCCGGGCACTATGCCGAGACCTTCCACTTCGCGGAACCGTCTGACGCCCTCGTCGGCATGGGCCACTGGTCGCACGACATTCTTTTCACCATCGGAGCCGATGGCAGGTCCCTCCTGCCGGCCGAGCCGCCCCGTCCGGACGCGTCCGCGCGCCGTGAGGACAAGGAAAACCCATGCTGACGCTTGAAAAGTCAAAACTCTCCGCCGTGCTCGCGCTCTGCGAAAAGGCGATCGAGCGCAAGAACACGATCCCGATCCTGCAGAATGTCATGATCGTCGGCGAGGCCGGCGACGAGGCCGTGACGCTGACGGCCACCAATCTCGACATCGAGATCAGCGCCCGGCTTCCCGCCCGGCTGGAAGCCTCCGTCGCCTTCACCTGCCCAGGCGCATTGCTCAAGGATATCGCCGGCAAGGCGGCGGCCGACGACATCGTCTTCGAGCCGACCGAGCGCGACGTCACGGTGCGCGCCGGCCGCGCCCGTTTCAAGCTGCTGCTCCTGCCCGTCGCCGACTTCCCGACGCTCGCCCGCCCGGAAAACCCGGTCACCCTCAGCATTCCGGCCGATGCGCTCGCCGCACGCCTCCAGGCCGTCGCCTTCGCCATTTCGACGGAGGAGACGCGCTATTATCTGAACGGCATATTTCTCGAGCACCACACGAAGGCCGACGGCACGACGCAGCTGATCCTGGTCGCGACCGACGGCCACCGCCTCGCCCGCCGCGCGCTCGCCGTCGAGGCACTGGATGCCTTCCCCGGCGTCATCCTGCCGCGCGCCACCGTGCCGGTCGTTCTGAAGATGATCGAGAAGAGCAAGGAGCCCGTGACGATCGAGATCACGGGCGAGAAGATCCGCTTCGCCCATGGCGAGACCGCGATCGTCTCGAAGCTCGTCGACGGCACCTTCCCGGATTACAAGCGCGTCATTCCGGAAGGGTCTCCGCAGCGCGCCTCGGCCGTGGTGGCGGCACTCTCCGCCGCGATCGACCGGGTGAGCACGGTTGCCAACGGCCGCGACAGCCGCATGCGCTTCGAGCTTGCCGAGGGCGCGCTGACGCTGAAGGCCGCAAGCGCCGATATCGGCGACGCCGAGGACACGATCGCCTGCGAAGCGGCCGAGCCGCACGCCACCGCCTTCAACGGCAAATACGCGCTCGAGGCGCTCGCCAACCTCGGCGCCGAGCGCGTCGAGCCGGTCGAGATGCTCGC